GCAAAAGGTAGAGTTTTATGTGGATAGGGTTTATCGTGATTGGTCTTTGGATTACCAAGGCCTAATCTTACTGCGGCCTCATTTAAGATCATCGCCTCGAGCCTGTTGCCCCAGTCCATTGATTCATTGGATTGAAACGGTGGCTCGATGCCATTGATGACATCCATCTTTTCTTTGAGTAGTTCATTGACCGTCTTAAAGCGTGATGCACCCATTAATACAGGCACTTCAGACGCTGAGAGTTGGTCATTCGGTGTTAGTTTACCGACCATTGTGTTCCCTTTCGTTTAATAGTTCTAAAAAATTGTCAAGATCATTGACCATTGCAAACCAATCATCCATAGAAATATCACCACGTCGTTCTAATTCAAAGACGTAGTTAATGAGTTGTCTGATTTTAGTTCTGAGTAGAGTTTTCTCTTGTTGAGTTGTCATTTCGTTTACCTTTCACGGTTTCGGTTAATAATGTAATTACAAATGCAAGTATATTAAATACAAATGGCATGATTGCATAGAATAAGAATACGAGTAACGTGTAAAGTGTAATCTTATTCATTGATACATTCCTGTTTTGTTTTTAAATAGATCGTACTATCTTCAATTTGCTCAAATGCTATTCCTTTTTGGCATAACACTTTCGCATTAGATTGATTATAAGATATCTTTAAATTAATTGCAAGATCATAAATTGATGCGCCTAATATTCCGCTTAAGAGTATCAGACTGTAAGTTTTCAGTTTCGCTTTCATGCGTTTCCTTTCTTAATAAGTGGTCTTCGATGGCAAGATCATCCAACCAGTCCTGGCCATCCTCAAACCCACAATAATCCTTGTCATTGTCCATAAATAAGCACTAGGTAAGATCCTAGTCCTAAGATTGAGAACAAAATAAACCCCCCTAAAACGTCCATAATGGTGTTTTTAAGGCGTCTTTTCTTAGCTATATCCTGAAGCATCTCAGAATTAATATCAGACAAGTATCTATCAAAGTTATTCATAATATACCTTTCAAAGTTTATAAAATGATTAATAACTAAGTATTAATCCAATAGCAGCCTATTAAAAGCCGCTATTAGTTAAAACTTAATGGATATATTTTGCGCCGCTGCCGTGTTTAATAACAGCTATGCTCGGCGCTGTAGCATGCGCGCCTTGACATAGTCCGCATGAGTTACAGTCTGACTTATTGCCGCCCTCGGGCGTAGCGGGGCAAATAATCTCATTCTCTTGCTTTTCTGTAGCTACGTGAATGATGCGAAAGGTTCGGCGTTTATTTTGCCAGGCAATGCGCGCATCTTGTAATGAGTCCGCGCTTGTCATGAATAGATCATGGCGGACGTCGGCTGTTTTTATATTAGATTGATGCGTATAAGCTGTATGACCTTTTGCATGTTTTAATAGATTATCCCAAATATAACTAGGAACCGCCGCGGGATCGCCATAAGTACCTAGTCGAACCATGCGGCCTTTTGCAAAGTTTGATATCTCATCGCTGTTATTTGCCATGGGATATTTGCCGCGGTTATAAGCCTTAAATACGCCCGTTGGGCCTTGTCCAATAACCACGTAGCATGATCTATTTTTAGCTAGTTTCGCGTTTGGATCTTCGGTCGGTAGGCCTTTATGTTTACAATCACCGCAAATGGAATAATCCTCGCCAGTTTTTGATGCATCGCGCGGATCAATATCAGACCGCATTATATAAGTTTGGATCATATTGCCCGTTTTTGCATTGCTACTCGTTTTAACAGCTATTGCCATAATAGGCTTGCCGTCTATCAGTGATTTTCCTTGATAAAGTATCATAATTAAATGCCTTTCATAGCTTGATTAATATTATATGAATCATAATATCTTAGCTTGCTGCTAGTATTTGAATGGTGATATCTGAATTCATAACTTACATTGTTTTCTTCTAACGTGCTTATTAATAATGACGCGTCACAATCTTCTTCAAGATATGCATGCTTATTATTAATGAAAGAAAACGGTGTTATCTTGTCAATTAATTTAAGTTTATTTAAATGGTTTAATGATATCTTGATCCATCCATGGCCAGGATCTGTAAACACTTGTAAGGTGATCTTTTTCATTTTGTACCTTTCCTAGTTTATAAATGATAAAAAAAGCGGGGCTGTTAGGCCGCCGCTTCTGATTGTGCAAGTATATCCATTAAATCAGATTTGGATATTCTTAACCATGTTTTTGCTGATTCTAATTGCTCGTAATTATAGGTATCATGGATCGTATGAAATTCGCCATAATACTTTTTAATATCTGTTTTATTATGGACTAATGAATTCTCAGCAATTCCATGTTCAAGGAATAACCTTTGCCTAATAATTTCCATACTATAAAAAGCAACGCTTTTTTCAGCTTGTTCTATTGCGGTTAAACCATCTGGGTGATATTTCATTTTTGCAACATAATCATCATAACGTCGCATATAAATAGTTAGATCTGATACTAATTCTGATACTTTCTTATTTATTCTTTTCATTTTGTTACCTTTCATGGTTGTTTAAAATGCGGCTTTTTGTTTGCCGTGAGATATTATAAACATATCTATTTTTAAAATGCAAACGGTTATTTGAAAATAGTATCACGTCCAGGATAATGATAAGTTTTACTTATGGATAACAATGACTTATTGAAACGGTGTTAATGATAGGGTTTACTTATCACGTTAAATGGGGATTGATATGAGCTAGTTAGAATTAAGTATCATAAATAAGTATTATCTCATCCCCCTTTTCTCATCCAAACATCAACCCCTCTTATAACATCCCTCTATTTATAGGGTATCAAGTGTTTATTTCAATGGGAATTTGATCGGGTTTTAAAAAGACAACCTTATGGCCCCCCTGGGTCCATGTATATCGATAGGTATCCAACTCAAATTTTTGCTAGTTTTCTCAATAATCTCTCATTAGATATCCTAAAGACATTTTCTTTGTCTATATCGTCCATATCTCGCCAGTTAACGATTTCCGAGCGTGTGCGACCACAAGAAGCACACAGCTCGAGATCGTCTATCGTAACCAGTTTACATTGAAACGTGCATGGGGAGTCAGTCATATCTTTTTTATATATATAAAAAAGTGTTAACATGTATCGTAACCAGTTGTTATCGAAACATGAACACAGATGGTTAGAAGCATAGAACCAAACCCGAATAAAAAAAGGTATTTTCGGAAAACATCTTTCGATGGATAGCTCTCGTTTATCTAGTACCATGAGTTATCAATTCATGTCCGCTTTCACGATTCCCGATGACCTTATTTGTAGAGCTTATCTTTGATAATGCTCTGACGTTAGTCAGGAGACACCTCTGCGGTTAAACACGTTTATCCTGGTCTGTCGCTATCTACATTCCAGAGGGCTGGGTCATAGCCCCGTTATTAATATATTAGCACAACTAAAGATTAAAACAAGACTTGCACTTAACTATCTTTTAGATATACTATTAGTTATGGAATACAAGATACCTGAATCAATACAGATTAAGAAGTATCGTGATAAAGATCACAGACACTTTGTAGTCATCCCGTATAAGGCAGTGATTGATAAGAAGGTGACTAATGGGAACTTAAGAGTCTTGTGTGCATTAGCAGCGTATTGTAACAAGCAAGGGTTTAGTATTGTTGGCATCAGGACATTAGCGAGTCAGTTACAGTGTTCTTACCCTAACATACAACAACACTTAAAGAAGCTCATGAATTTAGGATATGTAGAAATGAGAGCCAGATCAGCATACCCAGGGATTCGTGGTAACTTAAGACGAATTGTTTATGACAGTACCGTTAAGTGGGATGATGTGAAAGGTTACATGTTGGACAATGAAGACATTAACTACATTAAGAAGTACAACGAAATAGAGAAGATGAAAGATGTTTGAGTATGTGCTTGTTGTATACCTTACAATGAAACACCCCCAATACGTTGGACATTTTGTAGATTGTACACGAGCGAATGAATATGCTTTAAAGAATTATCCAAAGGCAGAGTACACAAGTTGCTTGCATGAGGATTATATCAACTTACCTGAAGGTTTGTTAAAGAAGGAGATCAAATGAGTGATGGTGGAAAAGGAAGTGCGCCAAGACCAGTAGATCGTAAGAAGTTTGAAGAGAACTTTGAACGTATCTTTGGGAAAAAGAAATGAATGTATTAAGTTTATTTGATGGAATGTCTTGTGGTCAAATCGCTTTAGATCAGTTAGGTATACCTGTGGATAACTATTATGCAGCAGAAATAGATCCTTATGCAATGCGTGTGACACAGAATAACTTTCCAGAGACTATACATCTAGGTGATGTCACTAAAGTTAAAGGTGAGGATTTAGAAAAAATTGATTTACTCTTAGGGGGTAGTCCTTGTCAAGGATTTAGTTTTGCGGGTAAACAGTTAAACTTTAACGATCCAAGGTCTGCATTATTCTTTGAGTTTGTTAGACTGTTAAAAGAATGTAATCCTAAATACTTTCTACTAGAGAATGTTCGGATGAAGAAAGAATATCAGGATGTCATTACAGAACATCTCGGTGTTGAACCGATTATGATTAACAGTGCATTAGTCTCTGCACAGAATCGAGTGCGATTGTACTGGACCAATATACCTAACATTACCCAACCTGAAGATCGTGATATTGTATTAAAAGACATATTAGAAAATGGTATTGCGACAGATGAGATGACTACATCTGATAAAAAATCTTTTTGTTTAACGGCAAGATACCAAGGCGCAGTAGCTTGGAATAGTATTGAAAAAAGACAACGTACTATGGTACAAGTGGGTATGGCTAATGATATTAATGGACATGATATATTAAAAAGAATCTATAGTTCTGAAGGTAAAGCCCCTACATTAAACTCCATGAATGGTGGCAATCGTCAACCTAAAATAGCATGCGGTGCATTGCGTGGAAGACAAATTACGCCTGGTTCAAAAGAATATACACAAATGTTAGAGTTGCGTGAAGACAATAAAACAAACACATTAACATCTGTACAAAAAGATAATGTCTTAACTCAAGATAAAATGTATTACAGAAAACTAACACCATTAGAATGTGAACGATTACAAACTGTACCTGATGGTTATACAGAAGGTGTATCTAATACACAAAGATATAAGATGTTAGGTAATGGTTGGACAGTTGAGGTGATTAAACATGTCTTACAAAACATTACGTGAATTCTATAAACTCGTGTGTAATGAGTTCAACGAGGGTAAACCGTTGGAATACAAGTTTACCGATCCAAGTGGCTACTGGAAAATGACTAAGGGTTTTGACGGACATGGCTTGAAGGAGATAGGGGCCAGTCAGTATCTTAAGATGGTTGAGTTGTGTAAGCGTGATGTAGCCAAAGAACATGAAAATGAAATACGGAGTCGTGGACGTCCGAAAAAGGTCCGCAATAAATATGTAGGAGACTTGTATGAGTGATCTAAAACCATTCTTAGTTCGTCTCACTCCTCAAAGTGTTGAATTACTCAACAAGACTGCGAAGGAACAAGAGAAGACTAAGGCAAGCATTATCAACGATGCGATCAAGACGTACTGTACTAAAGACATTAACTCAAGATTAAATCGACTATGACACCGACCCTAAGATTTGAATTGCCATATCCTCCCAGTGTAAACAACTACTGGCACTCATCGGGAAAGCGAAGGTATATCTCTCCCGCTGGAAAAAAATTTACCGAAGAGGTAGATGCTATAGTCAAGCAAGCTGGGTATAAAGGGTTTGGTGATAAGAGTCTTGGGATCAGTGTGATGATACATCCTAGATCAAAAAGAATATTTGATTTAGATAACACACTTAAAGCAATATTAGATGCACTCATGAAGGCTAACGTGTATGATGACGATAGTCAATTTGAATACATTGAGATTGCCAGAGGTGAGGCAAGGGATGGTGGCGCAGCCGTCGTCCATATTTATGAACTAGAAAAGGAAGAAGAATAATGGCTGAATATCAAGCAAAACCAGGTACAGGTTCTGTATTTAAAAACGATAATAAAACTGAAGATTGGCATGCTGATTGGCGTGGTAAGATCTTAATGCCTGACGGCACAGAGCATTACCTCGATGTGTATGACAACGTGAGTAAAAGCGGCGTTGAATACAAAGGTATCCGAATTGGTAATCCTGTGGCGAACAAAGGTGGGCAAGCACCAGTACAGAATACGCAGTCAACGAATCAGGTTACGTCCGATGATTTAAATGATTTAGAAGACGACTTACCCTTCTAATGGCTGAGACTAAAAATAAAAATAAACCGATTCCAAGTCTATCTGGTTATGGTGGTGTGAGAGCATTACAGAAGAACTTGGAACGTAGTACGACCATCGCAGCAAACCGAGAGGCCGTTGCCTACTCGTTGCTGTGTATGGCGAATACTAAATTGTCTGATATCATGGAGTGGGATGAAGCTGGTAATGTGAAAGTGAAAGCGAGTAAAGACATTCCTGAAACAGCGATGCAAGCAATTAAAAGAATCAAGACCAATCCGAAGACAGGTGAGATCGAGATTGAACTATGGGATAAAGTACAAACCTTAAGACTGTTAGCAAAAGCCAGTGGTCTGTTGGATAATCCTGATGAGTCTGACAAACCATCTGTGATTGGTATTAACGTAAAAGCACCAGAGACATTTGACAATGAAGAATAAAGCAGCACGAGATAAATACATGCAGATTATTAAAGAAGAAGCAGACAAGGTAAAAGGATACGACAGACATAGAGGTTGGATTAAAAAAGTATTAGACAAACCCAACCATCAATTTGAAGTAGTCAATAAATTTGCTCAAGAAGCAGCACGACGATTAGGAATAGATAAAGATGAATGATCCAAAAGATGTCCAAGTTGGTGGTGACCATTACAAGCGACACACCATACAACCTATAGACGTAATGAAAGAG